TTCCGCCCTGGGTGAAGTATCTGACGCTCGCGATCGACGTGGGCGGCAGCAAGTTCGACATCCTCGTGAGGGGTTGGGACACCGACCGCCGCTCGTGGGTGATTGACCGGCGGACGGTTCGTCAGCGCCTTCATCCCGATGGGGTGCTGCGCGACATCGCTCCGTCGAAGGTGCAGGCCGACTGGCAGGTGTTGGAACACGAGATTGAACGGACCTATCCGCTTCGGGATGATCCGTCTCGCGCCCTTCCGGTCGCCTGCACTGTGATCGACGCCTCGGACGGCAACGTGACCTGGATGGCCTACGAGTTCGCCCGGCGGATGGACAAGAAACGCTGGGGAACGTGGCGCAAGGTGCGCTGCATCAAGGGGTCTACCAGCGCGAAGGCAGAGCCGCTACCGGCGACGCCGACCAAGATTTCGAAGGACCACGAGGGGCGCACGGTCGAGCCGGTCGTGACGCTGCATGTGCTGGGCGTCCACAAGCTGAAGGAGCAGGCAGTCGAGGATCTGGCGATCGAGGATCATGCTCCCGGCGCCGTCTACTTCCCCTCGAACATGCCGGACAAGGCATATGAGGAACTGTTCAACGAGGTGCTGGTCGACGGATCGTGGGTCCGCAACGGGCCGAACGAGATGCTGGACCTCATGAGCTACACCGAAGCGGCGCGTCTGCTGCTTCAACCTGACCGGGAAGACATCCGCTGGGATGATCCCGAACGCCGCCCGCCTTGGGCGCGACCTATCTCCCTCCAACAGATCGGAGGTGATCCACAAGACCGTGGGGGCGAGGTCGCGGCTCCGATGAAGGCGGAACCGAAACGAAATCTGGCTGAGCGCCTTGACGCTCTCAATCGAGGGTAACGACGCATGGCTATCCAGATAAACGCAATCGCTTGAAAAGGAGGTCCCTGTGGCAGTCGAGTTCAACCAGGTCGTCAAGCACGGCCACATCCAGTTCTTCCCCGGCGTGTCGGTCGCGTTCGAGGATCCGCGGGCTGACGCCTACTTCACCACGCTCGGCTGGGCGTCGGAGAGCAGCAATCCGCCCGTCCATACCTATTCCGCTGACGAGGTGGAAATCGACCCCGAAACCCGCGTCGCCCAGACCGGCGCGCTTGTGCTCGATCAGGAGGGCTAAGCGGTGGCCAAGTACGCACACCCGAACTTCATCGACGGCGCCTTCAACGTCATCAAGAACAGCGCCGACACGATCACCTATACGCTATGCTCGACGCAGCCGACCAACCGCACCGAGGCTACCTCGACCTACATGCTGGCCTCGACCACGCTCAACAAGTCGAGCGAAATCACGCTGGCGAACGGTGACATCTCTGGCCGCAAGATGACTATCAGCGCGAAGACCGGCGTGTCGGTGACAAACACCGGGACCGGCCAGCACGTCGCAATCTGCGATGCTACCAATCTCCTGTTTGTCACCACAACCAGTTCACAGGCTGTCAGCGCTGGCGGCACCGTCGATATTGGCTCGTGGAAAGACGAAATCGTTGCTCCGGCCTGATAGGGTTCCAGTAGATGACGATCACCACCCGCGACCAGTTGATTGACGCGCTCGCTAACAATTCGTCGCGCTTCGTCATTGATAAGGCCAGTATCTCTAACGCAGTCGTTGGCACATACTCCAGCCTTTGGCGCGCAAACGGACAGCCTGGGCAGGGAGTCACCCCTACAACTGCTGCTCTGGCGACTAGCGCAACTACAGGGGCGATCGGCTTTACCAATCAGACTGCCCCTGCGACCAGCTACCTTGCCTGGCTCGCGGTCAATTGCAGCAACGCCGCTGTGACCTTGGAAATTCATGATCGTATCGCCCAGATGGGCGGGCTAGTCGGGAACGTCACCACGTCTCAGACCGTGAACCTTGACCTGACCTCTGGCGGTCTCAACCCTCCGGCTGCTCGGCTTGGGGACAGCAATTTCAGCGACATTCAGTGGTGGATGGAGTGGTACACGGACACTGGCGCGACCGCATCGAACGCCACGATCAACGTCACCTACAACGATGGAACGAGCGGCGACCTCACGGTGGTAGCGGTTGGCGGCACCCTGCGCGCGAGCCGTATGATTAACCTGAACGGCCTGATCCCCGCCGCTTCGGCTGGCAAGTTCATCCGTGACATCAATACGGTGATCCTGTCAGCCTCGACCGGCACGGCGGGGAACTTCGGTTTCACGGCCACCCGCCTTCGCACCGTTCTCCCGCTCTTTGTGGCGAACAAGGGCGAGACTTACGATTGGGCTTTGATCGGGCTTTCCGAGGTTCCCAATGACGCCTGCCTGATGCTCATCCAGCTCTGTTCGACAACCACGACCGGGACGGTTCGCGGTGGTGGTAAGATCGCGCACGGCTGATGGCTATTAATCATCCCCAACAGGACCGTCGTCGCGGTCTTCGCGGTGGGTCTGATGCTTGGGACAACCCTGCCTCAAGTCCAATCCTGGGCAATGATTACTTCTATGTCGCCCCCGCGACGGCGATCACTCCGAACAACGCCCTTCATCCGCAAGGCTCGACAAGCCCGACGATTGCAGCAAAGGCTTCGGTCAGTGCGGGGGATTGTTCGCAAGGGCACAGCAGCACTGAGCCAAGCGTTGTTCCCAAGTGGGGCGTCACCGCCAATGACGCCAGCCAGAGCCAGGCTTCGACTTCGCCAACCGTGGCGCCCAATTCGACCATCACCGTCGATTCTGCATCTCATGGGCATAGTTCAACCCAGCCCGCGCTGGCGACGAACAACGCGGTAAGTCCGAACGGAGCCGCGCAGGATCAGTCGGCAACGAGCCCGACCGTGACAATCCCCGGTGTGTCGGTTGCGCCCGTTGATGTGAGCCATGGGCAAAGCTCGACCTCTCCGACCTTGGCGGCGAAATCGGCCATCTCGGTAGATAATGCTGCTCAGGACCACGCTTCGACGGAACCGACGCTGGCGGCCAAGTCGAGCATTGCTGTCGATGCGGCAGCGCAGAGCCATAGCGCTACTGCGCCCACGCTCGCCGCGAAGTCTACGGTTTCCGCGAATGATGCGGCGCAGTCCCATAGCGCAGGCGCGCCTACACTAGCGGCGAATAGTTCAGTTTCGGTCAACGGCTCGACCCATTCGCAGGCGTCCACCTTACCGACGATCACGGCCAAGTCTTCGATCACGGTGAATGGTGCCTCGCAGGACCAGACCTCCACCGCGCCGACGCTGGCCGCGAAAAGCTCGGTTACGGTCAATTCGGCTGCACAGGATCAGGCGGCAACCTCGCCGACGATTGCTGTCAGGTGGACGCTCAGCCCGGCTTCTGCCGCGCACAGCCAGAGCAGCACCTCGCCGAGCCTCGCCGTGTCGGTCACGTTGAGCCCGGCCAGCACGGTACAAAGCCAGAGTGCGACCAGCCCGACGCTTGCGGCGAAGTCGAGCGTGATGGTGGATTCGGCGACGCAGGGAAGTGCTTCAACATCTCCGAGCTTCGCCGTTCGATACAGCTTCGCGCCGAGCAGCGCGGAGCAGAACCATACCGCCTCGACGCCATCTACCGTAGCTGGCTGGATGGTGGCTGCGAACGATGCGGAACATGGCCATTCGGCGATGTCGCCCACGCTCGCAGCGAAGTTCTTCGTCGGGGCAGATGATATTGTGCATGGCCATCTGGCCAGCGTTGCGCTCATCCTCTCGACCGGAACAACTCCCGCGTCACGGACGATGCGGGCGGCAAATGATAGCCGCACTGGCTCAGCCGATGACGGCCGGGCCGCCGCCTCTGGCGGGAGGTCGAATGCAATGTCAGCCTCATCCGCCCGGATGCTTCGGGCAAACAAGTCAGCACGCGCGATCTAGCGCTCGGAGATGACCGTGGAACTTTACAGCGAAGCGCTCGATCCGAGCGAAACCAAGGATTACGCCTGGGACTGGACCGACAAGCTCGCGGACGGCGAGATGGTCCTGAGCCATGTCGTGAGCTTTATCGACGCGGCCGGGACGACCAAGGTTTCGGACTCGGTAGTCGCGAACATCTCGCGCGTCTGGCTCAAGAATGGGACGCCCGGCAAGCGCGCCATCTGGACAATCCTCGCGACAACCAGCGGAGGTCGGGAGTTCGAAGCGGCCCTTGCTGTAGACATCGTGGACTCCGTTCTCGGCCCCGAGCCGGCGACCACGCTCGAACGCCTGCAAGCGCACCGCGAAAAGCTGCTCGACGCGAAGGATGAAGCGGTCGGCGGAACGGTCGTTGAGGTCTGGAATGGCCGCTACGGCAACAAGATGAAGTATCAGGCCATGACCTACGAGCAAATCTGCACGGCGCTTGAACGCATCGAGCGCGAGATTGCCGGGGAACAGGCCGTCCTCGCCGGTCGCGGTCGCCGCGCTCCCGTCTCACTGATCTGGAATATGTAATGGCTGGAATTGGTGACACCCTGCGCAAGGGAATCGGCGCGCTGTTTGGCCTTGGCGGCGGACAGGCGTTCGAGGCCGGGCGCGACGACATTCAGGAAATGGCCGGCTGGCGCGGCGCCCGCGCGCACATGGATCAGGTGTTTGCCGGACAGGGCAACGTCATGGTCGAGCGGGCCGAAGACCTCGACCGCAACTCGGCATGGATCAACGGCGCGCTCGACCGCTCGGTTGAAGCCGTCATTGGCAAGGGGCTCCAGCCTTGGCCGACCCCGATCTATGACGCGCTGGGCCGCGACATGGCATGGGCGACGACCTTCGCGCGCAAGACCCGTGCCCGCTACCGCGTCTGGGCTGAAGACCCGTTCTTCCGCTGCGATGCGAAGATGCGCTTCTCGCTCGGCACCCTCACCCGACTCGCCTACCTCAACTTCCGTCGCGGCGGCGAGGCGCTGGCTGAAATCCGCATCGACGAGCGCGGTGCGTCGAACCCGGTCAACCTGCTGCTGATGGACCCGAAGCGGCTGAAGAATCCTTCGGGCAAGCCGGACAACGACCCGCTGTTCCGAAACGGCATCGAACTGGACGCGAACGGCGTTCCGATCGCGGCGCACGTCCTGAAGTACCATCCCGACGACGCCGCGCGTGGGCCGAACTTCAACGAAACCGTCCGCATCCCGTTCCGGGGTGCGACCGGCACGCCGAAGCTGATCCACGTCATCAACCCGCGCTATGTCGAGCAGAGCCGCGGCTTCAGCCAGCTTGCCGAAGCGATGCTGCCCGCCAAGATGCTGGAGCGGTACGACCGGGCAGAAATCAACGCCGCGCTGCTCAACGCGATCATGGCCTTCTTCATCAAGTCGCCGGGTACGCCGGACGATCTGGCGCAGGCCCTTGCCCCGACCGGCGATGCGGAAGCCAATGCGCTGGCCTCTTACGTCGACTACCGCGAGAAGAACCCGATCCGCGCGATCGGCGACGCCGTGGTCCGCCAGCTTCTGCCCGACGAGGAAGTGATCCCGGTTCAGCCGACGCACCCGAACGCGAACTATCCCGAGTTCCAGAAGGCGCAGCTTGCCAAGGTCGCCGTCTCGCAGGGCATCTCCTACGCGCAGATTTCCGGCAATTGGGCGGACATCAACTACTCGTCGGCTCGCGCCATGCTGAACGAAATCTGGCGCTCGATCGAGCAGGAGCGCGACTTCTTCGCCGACCACTTCATGCAGCCGCTGTTCGTGGCATGGATGGAAAACGAGGTGGCGCAGGGCACCCTGTCGGTCCCCGGACGCCCGGCTCGCTTCTACCGCGACATCTCAGCGATCACCAACACGACCTGGATGGGGCCGTCGCGCGGTACGGTCGACCCGATGAAGGAGGCTTCGGCCCGCAACCTTGAGGAAGCGGCCATGCGCAAGTCGCCGATCGAGCACATTCTGGAGGATGGGCGCGATCCGTTCGAGGTGCTCGACCAGATCAAGCTGTTCCGCGATGCGCTCGACGAGCGCGACCTCGATGCGCCGGATTACAACACGAAAGGGTCCGACGCTGGGGCCGCCAGCGAAGACGGCGCTGGTGGCAGCACCAACCCTGCGGATGGCGACCAGGATGGTGTCCCGAACGAGGAAGCCAAGAAGAAGGGGCGTGGCCGGCCCGCAGCCATGCCGAACGGAGGAACCGCACAGTGACCAGTTTCCCCCTCTGGGCTGAACAGCTTTTCAATCAGCCGGTCGCGCTGAGCCGGATGAAGAACGAGACGCTGTGCGAGTTTGCCAACCTGCGCGTCACCGGGAGTAAGCCCGCCAAGATCGACGTTGCGGCGCTGGAGGGCGTGCAGATGCGCGCCATGAGCGACGATGCGAGCTACTATTCCGACGAGGGGCGCAAGCCGTTCCTGTTCCGCGGCAACATCGCCGTGGTCCCGGTGCGCGGCACGCTGGTCCAGCGCGGAAGCTGGATGGACGCGGAGTCCGGCCTGGTTGGCTACAATGCCGTGCTGCGCCAGATCCGCGCGGCGGCGCAGGACAACGAGATTGGCGGCATCTTCATGCCGATCCATTCGGGCGGCGGTTCGTGCGCCGGAATGCTCGCGGCGGCGGAGGAAATCGCCTCGCTCGCCAAGGCGGAGGGCGGCAAGCCGATCCACGCCTACATCGACGAGCAAGCCTGCTCTGCCGCCTACGTGCTCATCAGCGGGTGCGACCGCATCTCGGGCCGGTCGGAGTGCATGGGTGGCTCGATCGCGGCCCTGCTCAACATGCTCGACACCTCGAAAGCCTACGAGAAGGCTGGGCTTCGCCCCGTGGTCATCCGCGCGGGCTGGGCCGACCGCAAAGCGCGCGGCCAGCCTGGCGAAGAAATCGACGAGAAGCTGATCGCCGAGATGACCGCGCTGGTCGACCACATGAGCGGAAAGCTGGTCGAGTTCGTGGCCGCCATGCGCGGCCTGCCTGAAGCCAAGATCAAGAGCCTGAAGGGCGAAGTCTTCCACGGTGAAGACCTCCTGAAGCTCGGCTTGATCGACGCCATCGCCTCCGAGCGTGCCGCCTGGGCAGCCCTGGAAGCGGACATCGCCGCCGCCTGAGCGCGGCGCAAGCACAAGGACCAACCATGACGACCAGCAGGCGCCTTGCCGCGCATCGGGATCATGCGCCCGTTGCACAGGCCACCCCCCTCCCCGTCCTCAACTCCGAGGACGACGAGACTGATGACGATTCCAACCCTGAAAAGGACCAGGACATGACCGAAGAAGAAATGCAGGCCGCCATCGCGGCAGCGCGCAAGGAAGGCTTTGACGCCGCGAATGCGCGTTTCACCACTGTCACCGCGAGCGAGCATTACGCTGGCCGCGAGCAGCTCGCTTCCAACCTGCTCGGCACCGACCTGACCGCCGAACAGATCATCGCTGCGCTTGGCGCTTCAGCCCCTCCGCTTGTGGCTATTGCCCCCGCGACCCTTTCCACCACCGCCAGCGATGACGCTGCCCGCGAGGAAATGCGCGCGGCGATCCAGCAGAACACCAACGCCGCCGTCGAAACCGGCGCCGTCGCCGCCCCCACCGGGGCCGACGCGCCGGACCAGAAGGCGGTTGCCGCCGGCTTCGCCAAGGGCGCGGCCTTCGCCAACCAGATGAACGGCCACTGAGCCAGAACTGAAAGGACAGTCACATGACCACCTTCACCGAAGGCGCCCGCAGCGCCGAAGGGCTGATGTATTCCATCGCCGACTACTCGCTCGACCCCGTGACCTATTCGTCGGGGGCCAGCATCGCCTCCATGCAGGTTGTGAAGGGCACTGATGCGGCCACCGTGCCCGCAGTCGCAGCCGACACCAGCGGCCTCTACCTCGCCTACAAGGCGTATGACGCCACCTCCGCCGCCGTGAAGGGTGTCGCGATCAAGCGTCATGCGGTCGTGAACGGCAACCTCATCGCCTACCCGTCCGGTGCCACCGCGCCGCAGAAGGCCGCCATCGACGCCGCGCTGCTTGCAGCCGGAATCGTGGTTCGCCGCTGATCCACTTCCTGAAAGGACAATCCACATGATCGGTATGGACATCTTCCGCGGCGGCGCGGCCGGCGGGGCTTTCTCGTCGATTTCGCTGACCACCGCGATCCGCGACATCAAGTACACCCCGAGCCTGCTCACGGGTATGCCGGGCCTCATCACCAAGGTTCCGGTTTACACCGAGAAGTTTGCGGTCGAGCGCATGGCCGATAGCCAGCGCCTC